TTGCCGTGCCCGAGGCGGACGTACAGGCCATTCGGGCCCGCACAGGATTGTCTCAGGCCGCCTTCGCCAAAAGCATCGGCGTCAAAAAGCGACCCTTCTGAACTGGGAACAGCGCCGGCGCAGCCCAGAGGGTCCGGCACGCGTTCTTCTTGCCTTGATCGACAAGGATCCTCAGATCGTGCAACGCACGCTGACCTCCTGATCACCCCATGTAACTCGACCGCACCGACCGCCGGCGCTTCGCTGGCTTTGATAGCGGTGGGGCCGCCCGGCGTGACGCCGGTATCGATGGATCCTGTGACGGCGCGGTCTGCAATTGCGCCGCCAGCTCCGCCCACCGCGCCTCCGACCAACGGTCGGCGCCGAGGATCCACGCGGCGGCCCGGGCATAAACCCGGCAGTCCAGCGCCTCGTTACGCTCGCGCAGTTTCTGCCATTCGAGTTTCTGGAACCCGCGCTTGGTTTTGACGGTGACCAGTTGTTCCGCCGTCAGCTGCTTGAGCCACTCGGCATCGGACCAGCCCGGCAGGTGGATCAAACCGGGAGATGCGAGAGCTCCATCTGCCGGGCCGGCCTCAGGCGGATCCATACGGAGAAAGCGATACGTCTCCGCCTTGAAGGTCGAGGTTGCCACAGTCCAAAGCCGCGCGCCGCGGCGAAGTCGCTTGCCCCCGATCGTGGCGTCCACATAGGTCGGGCCCGAGACGGGGCTCGCGCGGTTAAACCCCTCCACGCCCTTCACCGGCGCGACCTGTGCAAATCCCGCCTGCCGCGCCCAGGCATAGACCGCGCTGGTCTCGAACCCAGTGTCGATCGCCAAACGCGCAATCGTCATGTGCTGACCACTGTTATGGCGCCAGGTCCGTCCGAGCAGCTCGCTGAGCCGTTGCCAACAGGCCGGATCGGCCGGGCCACCCTCGATCACCACGTGATCGATCAGCCAGCTTTCCAAGCCCTTGCCCCAGGCCCAGACGTCAACCTCGATCCGGTCTTTCTGCACATCGGCCCCGGCCGTCAGGAACAGACCGCCATGGGGAACCGTCCCAGTTGGCCAATCCTCTTTCAGCCCCTGCAGCCTCTGCCAGTCCGGCGCCTCGCCGCTTTCCACCCAGGTTTCCCCGAGCGAGGTGTTCACGAAGGTCTTCATCGCCTCGTCGCCACCCGCGCGCGCCGACAAAAACGCCCGTGCCATCGCCTCCAGCCGCACCCAGGGCGAATACATCTCGTTGAGATGGAAGCCCGCCGTCCCCTCGAACGGCTTTTCCGCAATCCAGCGACCTTTTGATACCGCCGCCCATCGGGTCTCGTCGCGCCACGCCGCGTCGCACTCCGTGCAATGGTAGCGCGCCGTCTCGGGCTTGTGGCTGCCGTCTGCCGCCTTGTCCCATTTGACCTGATCCCAGGTCAGCACCTGCTCGGTGCCGCATTCGGGGCATGGCACCCAGAACCGGCGTTGGTCGCTTTCCTCATAGGCCGTCTCGATCCGGCTCGCGCCCTTGTTGGTCGGTGTGGAGACCAGCACGATCTTGCGGTTCCAAAAGGTCACCGTGCGTTTCTTCGCGAGATTGACCGGGTCGCCCTCCGCGCCCGCGCTGAACGGATAGCGGTCGACCTCGTCGCAAAGCAGGAGCCGGATCGGACGGCTGGCCAGACCCGAGGGCGCGTTCGCCCCCACGATGGTCAGGTGCCCACCCGGAAACCGCTTGTGCAAGATCTTGTTGTTGCCGTCCCGCGATTTGGGATTGGCGATCTTGTCCTGCAGACACGGTGTGTCCCGCGCCATGGGCGAGAACCGGTCCTTCGACCATGTCTCGGCGTCCCGCTCCGTCGGCATCACCACCATGATCGGCGCCGGGTCCTGGTCGATATGGTAGCCGACACAGCAGAGTTGGGTTTCGGTCTTGCCTGTCTGGGCAGATGACATAACAACCACTGTCTCGACGCTGGCATCCGAGATCGCGTCCATGATCCCACGCTGGTATTCCGCGCGGGAGGTGCGCCACTGGCCGGGCTCGGCGCTGGCCTCGGAACTCAGCCGGCGGTTCTGGTCCGCCCAGTCACTGATCGTCAGCTCCGGCGGCGGCATCAGCACCTTCAGCGCCGATTTCACCGTCCGCGTCAGGATCGGAGAGCCCGTCAGGCTCAGCATGGGCTTCGGTTTGAACATCCGGTTCTGCGAGATCCTCCAGCACCTCGCGGATCGCCGCGCGGATCAGGCTCCTTGTGTCTGGGACAGTGGCTTGCTCGAAGAGCTGCGGGGCCAGCCGGTCAGGCAGCGACAACAGCCGCGTGCGCAACAGCGCCAGCACCGCGATCCACGCGGCCTCCACATCGCCGGCGTCAATCACGCTCCCGCGTTTCTGCGCGGCTTCCATTTCCGCAAGGTCCGCGCGGGCGCGGATGAACCGGGCGCGTTCCACCGCGTAATCCGGCGCACCAGCCTGCGCCTGGACCGCTTGGTCGCGCAGGTAGCGCACATAGCCGCGGACCGAGCCGATCAGGTCATACTGCCCCCGCGTGGCCTTGGGGATCACGCCTTCCCGGCTCAGCTGCTGCACCCGGCGCTCGGAGAGATCAAGCAGCTTGGCGATCACCGCCAGGGGTTGGGTCGCCGCAGCCATGATGTGATCCAGACCTCGCGATTAAAGCAATGATATCGCACCGAATTTCGTTGATGATGCTGCCCAGTAGAGCGACTCTGGGACCCAAGCAAAAGGGTGCATCGCGCGCCCTTCCCAAAGCGCCAAGGAGGCCCCCAATGGCTGCCATCACCACCATCCGCATCGATTTCGACGCCCTTCCGGATCATTTCGACCGGTCGCGGCCGGAGGTCATCGCCGAGACCATTCAGGCCGCCCTGCGCGAGGAGGGCATCGAGGCCAACGCCACAGACGTCATTGACGTGATCCGCGTGGAAATGCCGACCACGCAGCTCGCCGCCGCCTGCACCGCGCTCACCGAGATGCAGTTGATTTGACAGGAGCCAGCCCCATGACCCGCTTGAACCCGATCACCACGCCGCGCCACCAGCTTCGCGCTGAGAAGGTCCGACGTAACCGCGAGGCCGCGCTCGCCGCCTTCATGGAGAAGAAGGCGGAAATCGACGAGCGGCTCGCGCGGCTGCAGGCGCTCAGCGATGATCATTTCGAGCGCAGCCCCGACACGCTCAACTGGGGCGATGTCGGCGACCTCGAGCATTACAACAGCCTGCTCAAGCGCATCACCGACAGCGCCTTCGGTGAGGGCGAATACGCCGAATAACATCGGGATCGTCCAGCGCCCTGCCCGCCTTCGTGGCGGGCTCAGCGTCGTAGAAGGGGCGCGCATCCCGTGCGCCCCGATGACGGAGACCCCAGATGACCAAGCTATCTGACACCCAACTCATCATTCTCAGCGCTGTCGCACAGCGCGAGGGCCACGTCGCACTGCCCCTGCCCGACAGCCTGCGCGGCGGCGCTGCCAACAAGGTGGTCAATGCCATGATCCGCAAAGGCCTCATCGAAGAGGTCGAGGCCAACATCCCCAACGGTGATCCCGTCTGGCGCGAGACCGGCGATGGTCATGGCGTCACGCTTGTCGCGACAGCGGCGGGCCTGTCCGCCATTGGGATTGAGCCAGAGGGCGACGACATAACGCCGACAAGTGAGACCGACGTGGCCATCGCGACAACCGAGCCCACTACCACTGCCGAGGCCGAGGCCGAGCCCGCGCCCACGCCGCCCACAGCGCGCGCAGGTACCAAGCAAGCCCGCATGATCGAGATGCTGAAGGCCGAGGGCGGCGCGACCATCGGCGAGATGGCAGAGGCGCTGGAATGGGCGCCACACACCTGCCGCAGTGCCCTGTCCGGCGCGCTCAAGAAACGGCTTGGATTGAACATCACCTCCGAGAAGGTCGAAGGCCGCGGCCGCTGCTACCGCATCGAGCCGGAGGCCTTGTAATGCCCACCATCTTGCTTAGGCGCCCCGAAGTCACCCGCAGAACCGGCCTTAGTCGAAGCACGCTGTACGTCTGGATGGCCCGAGGCGCGTTTCCCAAACCCATCAAGCTCGGCATACGCAGCATTGCATGGCGTGAGAGCGACATTGAAGATTGGATCAATGAGCGAGAGCGGGAAAGTCGGTGAGGCCGCGCGACCTTGGCTCAACAACAACTGGACCCGGACGGCTTATCCAATCTAGCGTCCATTTGCCAAGATGAAGAATTGTTCCCCATCATCAACTTGGGCCAGCCTCGCGCTGGCCCATTTTTCTGCGCAGCCGTCGGAACAGCATGTCCAGCCAGAACTTCCGGGACAGCGACATCCACATCAGGATCACCGCAAAGGTCGCGTATCCGCTTGGCGTCAACTCGACCCCGAGGATGGGCAACACGACCCAAGCGGTCAGCAGGTAGGTGAGATACATCGACACAACGTCTAGGATGGCCTCCGCCAGCCCTAAAACATCGCCGCCGGCGTTGGGCTCGGGCATTGCATGGCTCGCTACCGCTTCTAAATTCTCGATCATGATAGACGATCCCCGTTCAAGTCCTGCGGCCGCCGAAATCATCGACGATTTGCGTTTCGATCCCCCGATCGCCGTGACAGGTACCGGGTGGGCGCTGGTGTCCGACCGCGTCATGGGCGGCGCGTCTGATGGGGCCATGACCCGCGAGCAGGTCAGGGGCCGCGACGCCCTCCGCATGCGCGGCGGCGTCAGCCTTGAGAACAACGGTGGCTTCCTGCAGGTCGCGTTGGACCTCGGCGAGGCCGGCGGTGTGGTTGATGCCACCGTGTGGGACGGCATCCAGCTTGATGTCTGTGGCAATGGCGAAAGCTACAATCTGCATCTGCGCACCAGCGACCTCGCGCGACCGTGGCAATCCTACCGGCAGAGTTTCATGGCCCCGGCGGCCTGGACGACCGTGCAGTTGCCCTTTTCAGAGTTCGCCGCGCATCGCACCGAGCTTGCGCTGAACCTGCGCCGTCTCCGCCGTCTTGGGATTGTCGCCATCGGTCATGAGTTCGAGGCCGATATCGCCATCGCGGATATCCGATTTTATGCAGCGGAGGCCGCGTCCGCCTCATCAACATCGGCCATTGGCTGAGCCCGCCCATCGGCGATCTCATTGAACGTGCGGCCATCGCCTTCGAGCACGGCGTCCCGGCCGGTGAACTGCTGCCAGCGTTGCACAGCCACATCGACATAGGCGGGGTTGAGTTCGATCCCGAGGCACACGCGCCCCGTGGTCTCCGCTGCGATCAGCGTGGTGCCCGACCCAATGAACGGCTCATAGACGGCCTGCCCGGCACTTGAGTTGTTCAGGATCGGACGCCGCATGCATTCGACCGGCTTCTGCGTGCCGTGCACCGTCTCGGCGTCCTGATCCTTGTTCGCGATCTGCCAGAGCGTCGTCTGCTTGCGGTCTCCGGCCCAGTGGCCCTTGCCGGTCTTTTTGACAGCGTAGAGGCAGGGTTCATGCTGCCAGTGATAATCGCCCCTGCTCAGCACCAGCCGGTCCTTGGCCCAGATAATCTGAGAGCGGATCGCGAAGCCGCAGGCCTCAAGGCTCTCGGCCACCTCAGTCGCGTGGAGCGCGCCGTGCCAGACATAGGCGACATCGCCCGGGAACAGCGCCCAGGCCTCACGCCAGTCCGCCTTGTCGTCGTTCAGCACCTTGCCCGTACGCTTGGTCTTTGCCGCACCAGCCTGGTTCCGCCAGCTTGGATCGTAGTCCACACCGTAGGGCGGATCGCTGACCAGCAGGAGCGGCGACACGCCGTCCATCACCCGCTCAACATGCGTGGCCACCGTGCTGTCGCCGCAGAGCAGTCGGTGCTTTCCAAGCACCCAGAGATCGCCCGGGCGGCTGATCGGATCCTCGGGAGTTTCCGGGACCTCGTCCTCGCCCTCCTGCGCACCGTCGCCTTCGTCGGACAGGCCGCTCAAGAGCGCGTTCAATTCCTCATCCGTGAAGCCCGTGAGCCCGAGGTCAAAGTCGGCTTCCAGCAGGTCACCCAGTTCCAGGTTCAGAAGATCATTGTCCCACTCGGCATTCTCGCTGGAGCGGTTGTCCATGATCCGGAAGGCCCGCGCCTGCGCCTCAGTCAACCCCGTCGCGATGTGCACCGGCGCGGTCTCAAGGCCGAGCTGGCGTGCGGCTTCCAGCCGGGTGTGCCCGGCCAGCACAACCATCTGCTCATCGACCACGATCGGCTGCCGCCAGCCGAACTCCGCTATGGACGCGGCAACGCTGGCCACGGCCTTCTCGTTGCGGCGCGGGTTGCGCGCATAGGGAATGATCTGCGCAAGCGGCAGGTCGGTGACGTGCATGGTGATGTCCTGGAGTAGCTCGGGGCTGTGTTCGGCGCGGACGGCGAGGTTGCAAAACGAAACGGGTCTGTGGCGCGAAACGAAACGGGTCGAAGCCGCGAAAGCGAAATGGGGTCAGGGGGCCATTTCGTTTCATAGGGAGGTGGCGGGGTCCGGGACCCCTTGTTTTCTTGGGGCCGTGCGCAAAACGAAACGAAACGGGTGTTTTTGCCGGTGTCACTGGGAAAGCGTTGCGCCTCGCCCCCCCGAATACAGTTTCGAACAGGAAGGACCCGTTCAATATCAATGGGTTACGTGTAACCCTTAAATGTGGAGAGACTGTTGATAACTGGTCAACTGCCTACCAAATGTCCCGGCTCAACTCGTCTCCGACCTTATCCCCACGTTTTCCACAGCTGCTTCGAATATATCGGTTTTTCGCATGCTCGCTCGGAAAGGGAAACACCTTCCAGTGTCACCTCGAAAATGTTTCCCTTTGCCGTTTTTTCTTGACAGGCGACCTCAGCGCGCCCGCGCGATCGTGTAGTCCATCGACCGCTTCGTGTTCACCGCTCTGCCGTTGAGACGGAACACGATCACGCTCAGCCCGTAGAGATGCCGCTTGGCCGCCGTCTTGCGGCTGATGCCCTGACGCCAGCTGATCGTCTTCCAGGGCGTGCGGTTTGCACGCGCCCAGAGGATTTCGCCGGTGCCCTTGTCGAGCCAGCGCAGCCAGAGCATCGCCTCATCGGCCTCGGTGATCATCCGCGGCGAGGGCAGTGGCTTTTTCATCCGGGCCTCCTGCTCCACCTGATCGGCGAAGCTGTAGCAATACTCCGGCCAGGCGCTGACATACCCCTGCGGGCGCACAGGCGGCAGGGATCGCATGACGTCCGCCGCGAGGTCCAGCCGGTCGGCCACGCGCGCTCGGGTCCAGTCATCGGCCATGACGCACCTCCCTGCCCTGCGGGCGTTTGCCGTAAAGCTTCTCACCAAGCTGGCGGACAAGCTCGCGCTCGGGCCAGGTCAGGCGGTGATCGTCGACGGAGACCGCGAGGACCGCTTGCTCCCGCCAGCCATCGCGCCGGACCTGCTCCGCATCGCGGCGGTGGCCGCCATAGCCGCGGGGTGTGAAGGACATGCCCCTCATGGCTGCACCTCCGCCGCAAGGGCTGCATAGCCGATCACATCGACGAGGCTGTCGCGGTGGCTTGGGTCATGGGCGAGGCGCACCAGCTTCAGATCGATCAGGCACAGGGCCACCTGCACAGGGCTGACGGGCATGCCGAGCGTCTGCGACCAGCGTGTGGAGAGCGCCGAGAGAGACGCGTCTGCGGGGCCGTATTCCAAGCCGCGTGCGGCCACGACCTGTTCGGCTTCGGTCAGGATATCGGTCCGCATCAGGCCAGCCCTCCCTGCGTCTCGATCGCCCAGTTCAGGATCGCGATGGCATCGGCCTCGTTGTCATCGGCGGGGCTGAAGCCGCGGGCGCGGGCCGCGTCGATCATGGCCTGCTTGTTGGCATTGCCCTTGCCGGTGGCGTGGCGCTTGATCGTGCCAACAGGCACGCCCTCGTAGGGCACGCCGCGCAGCTCGCCCCACGCGGTCAGGGTGGCCATCAGACCGCCGTAGACGTGACTCGCATCCGTGCCCGCGTGCCGGCGGACCTCTTCGAACCAGATCGCTTCGATCGGGCCCGAGAGCCGGTCGATTTCCGACAACCAGTTCGTGAACCGCAGGTAGCGCATGCCACCGCCGTCATAGCGGCCAGGCTTGAAGCTGACCGTGCCGCTGGTGATCAGGCCATCGCGGGCGCGCAGGGCCCATCCGGTGGTGGTGCCGAGATCGAGGGCCAGCAGGGTGCTGGCCGGCATGGGCGGCGGTGTCGTTTTGGGGGTTGCGCCGATCGCGGCGCTGTCGTGAGTCAAATCAGCCATGAGAAGTCTCCTGTCATTGGGGGCTGCTTGGGGTGGAAGACGACGGCGGTTGATGCTTGGCGGTACCGGCCGCCGTCGTCGGATTGTTCTCTGACCAGAACTCCGGTCCGAGAAGATGGCCCAGGGGTAGGTGGTGGCCTCCCCCGCCTACAGCGGGGAGGTCACCTACCCCTTTAGGGGTGCTTTTTCCAAAATCTGAAATCTGGCACAGGTCACTGATATCATTGAGGATTTCCAGATTTCGGAGCAGATTTCGGAAAGGTCCTTCCAAAATCTGGAAAGGGCCCAACAACTCCCTGAAAGAAAACGGAAAAAGCCAGATTTCAGATTTTGCGCAAGGTCCAGATTTTGCAAAATCTGGCCAGATTTCGGAACTTGGGCCCCAGATTTCGGAAGGCAAAACGGGGTGTTTCATCCTGCATCCTCCGTGTCGCGATAGACCCACACGGACGGGTTTTCGACGGGGAGAACGGCACCGGTTTGAGGGCATTTGTAGTGGCTGGGGAGGACCTCCATGAGCTCCGGTGTGATCTCACCGGTACCGGGATCGACATGCTCCCGGCCGGTCGCAAGACGCATGGCCTCGACGCAGAGATAGCCGTATTTGCTTCGCTCGGCGGCGAGCTCCAGCGCCGTCGCAGCGGCACCGCGCACGAACTTCACGTACCCTTTGGTGGTCAGCACGTTGAGCCGTTCACGGATGATCGATTGCCCGCCAAGCCCCCCGGTGTTCTCGAAGGTCTCTGCGAAATGGGTCATCGTATACATCCGACCCTGGAGGGCTTCATCGTACAGCAGACCGCAGATCACCTCGCCTTTGCGGTCCCGCTCGGCATCGTGCTTCGCGCCGACCTCCTGACGTACCAACCGCTCGTTCATCGGGTTGAGCTCGACCCAGTCGCCGTTGACCTTGTCGATCACTTTGGCGGCCAAGGCCGGCCCGTTGCGTAGCTCGATCTCCAGCTTGCGCTGCGAGTTGTCCTCCTCCGGACGATGCAGGATCAGGCCGGAGGTGTAGAACCCGCGCAGGGCGCTGGCGCCGGAGAGCGCAAGGAACGGGTCTTCCTTCACCTGCTGCTTGCTGAGCTTCTTCGTGTGGTGGGCGAGGATCACGCCACAGTCGGGGTTGATGTGATCGCGCAGGACCTCGACCCGCTCTTTCAGGAAGAACATCATGGCGGTGTTGTCGTTCTCGCCGCCTCCGCCACCATTTGAATTCGGGGTCCCACCGTCAAAGAGGTTCCGGATCGGGTCGATGCAGATGATGTCCACGGGCTCACTCGGGAAGGCCCGCCGAATGGCCTCGGCCACCCGAACACTGCCCTCAGTGTCGAGAAGCAGGTTCAGCTTCGGCGTCGCCACGAGGTTGTCGCGGGCACCGGCCAGGACCTTCGGCGGCAGCGTGATCTGCTTCATGCGCTCGCGCAGGTAGTGATACTGGATCTCCGCCTGCAGGTAGAAGACGCGCAAGGGACGCGGTGGCGTGAAGTCGAGGAACGGCTGCCCCGCCGCCATATGCACGAGCCAGGAGATCAGCAGGTCACTCTTTCCGACCTTCGGCGCGCCCCCAAGCACCAGCAGACCACCCGGCGTCAGCACGCGCGGCGCAATGATATCCGCCGGCATGGGACTGTCATCGTCGAGCAGTGCCCCGAGGGTGAAGGCAGCCATTTCATTCGGCGCAGGCGCGGCGCTGTCGAGCCGGATGAGCGGGGGCCCGTGCTTTTCGACATGGAGGGCCCAGAGACGCTCGGACTCGCGCTTGAGCCGCTCCACGGACCACTGGGGCCGCAGCATGGCGGCGTTGTAGCCGCAGATTGCCTCCCACCCCTCATCCTTCGAGAGCCGGCCGTCATGGACCATGCGGATGAAGTATCCGATCGCAGCCGAGGCGCCCTCGAACCGGGACCAGTCATCCTGGCCGCCCTCGCGCACTGGCGTGACCAGCACCTCATCGGCACGGGGCTTGTCGGGCGCGGTGAAGTCGGGCTGCAGGTTAACACCCGGCGCGGGCGGCATGTCGGTGACGGCCTCGCGGAACTCCTCGAGGTCGCGTTCGTGATTGGCGTTCAGCTCGACGATCTGCACCTGGGTCTTGAGGCTGTTCTTGTAATAAACCGAGCCCGCGACACGGATCGGCTGATGCGCCGAGCGGAAATGCATATCGCCACCGACCTTGGCCGCGATGTCGCCGCGCAGCCGGGTAATCCGGGCGATGTCGTCACCTTCGGCGGGCTCGGTCAGTTTCCACCAGACATGGGCCTTGCGCTGACCTTCTGCCGTTACACCGCCACTTTCCACCACCATGGTCGGGGCGCCGAGGTGGCGCTCAAGATGGGCGCGCTTGGCCGCGATATCGCCGCTGTCGATATCCACGACAACCATTTGCATCTGCTGGATATCCGCCGCCTTGGCCTGGCCGGGGGCGGCCACGGTGCCCGGGATCACATAGACCGCTGCGCCTTCGCGCGCGGCCCAGTTGGCGAAGGTCGCCATCTTGCCGGTCACCTGGTCTTCGGCCTCGATCCAGATGTTATGCGGCCGGCCGTCAAAGCCCTGGCCCTTGTCGATGAAGCTGCGCACCGGGATCAGCCCGTCGCTATAGCCGAACACGACATCCATGAACTGGGCGATCTGCTCGGGGTCCGGCTCGTCGCCGAACACGTCGATCTGCGGGGCGGCATCGTTGAAGTCGCGCCAGGGGTTGAAATGGAGCAGGTTGTCCTGCGGGGTGTCGCCGGATGTCTCCGCGGGATCAGCGGTAGTTTCGTCGGTCGTCATCGTTGGAGTGGTCGGGTCGTTTTGGTCGGACGTCATCTTGGCCTCCTGCGCGGCGTCATCGGTTTCGGGCGGATCGCTCTCGGGGGCATCGGTTGGTGCATCGGTCATGTCGGCAGTTCCCAACAACGCTCGGCCCAGGCACAGAAGCGGCACTCGAAGAAGTCGCGATTGGCCGAGGCGCGGGGCAGCAATTCGCCGGCATCCGTGGCGCGCAGGATGCGCACACCGCGGTCGGACATGCGCTGCGCGAGGTCCGGATCGAAGGGCACAAGCTCGTGGTAGAGCTCGGCGGTGTCCTTGTTGATCGCAGTGAACATGGCCGGGTTCGTGGAAATCCCCGGGACCTGCGCTTCCATATAGGCCTGATAAACGGCGATCTGGGCCGCGTAGACGGGCTTCGACTTGGCCACGCCCTGTTTCACACAGGCCCGCCAGTTCTTGGCGTTCATGGTCTTGCATTCCCAGAGCGCCGGCACGGCGAGGCCGAAGCCCTCGGGCCCTGCGGCGATGATGCCGTCGACATGGCCGCGGATGCGCCCGATGGCGACGGAGAAGCCGAACTGGCCGCCATCGGGGCGATTGCCTTTCTGGGTGTAGAGGTCAAAGCCCGCGTCCCGCAGCCAGCGGATGGCCAACTCCTCCAATTCATGACCGATCGCGAAGATCCGCAGCGTGCGGCCCGAGAAGCCCTGGCCGTCGTCCTTCGGGGTGTCGGTGAACTCGAACTGCAGGGCGCGTTCGCAGGCATGGCCAAGGCGAGAGCCACCGAGATAGTCGCGGGGCGCGCGGGTGGCGTTCTCGGCTGTCAGCGCGTCGTCGATCGCCTCGTTGACCTGGTCGGCGAAGCTGGGGCGGTGGTTGTAGTCCAACATCACAGCGGCACCTCCACCGACTTCGCGATGCGCGACATCTCCGTGCCATAGCTTTCCAGCGTGTCGCCGATCAGCGCGGCCATATCGTCCGCTGTCAGGTCACACAGGCGTTTCTGCCAGCCGATCTCATCCATGGTCTGCCCAAGGCGCTTCATGACTAGGACGACCGCTTTCTGTTCTTCTTCCGTGGTGCCGATCATGCGGGCTCCTTTCTTGAAACGCGTTGCAAACAGCCCCTGACACGACAGGGAGCAGAACCATCGATGCGTCCGAGGGCGTGGGGTGTAGGGGTTGAAGAAACCGAAGCCTTGGGCGGGGCGCAGGCAGATGGCGCAGGGCATGAACTTCGGGTGCCAGTGGCGCGCGGTTGGACCGACAGCGAGCCCGTGGGAGACTGTGGCGACACGCTGTGTCATGCTGCCGCCCGCACGGTGGGCGCCGCTTTCAGGATCAGCTGCCGGATGGCGCGCTTGTTGAACCCGAAGGTCATCAGCGCCGAGGCGCGGTAGCGTGTGAGGCCGAAGTCTGCGCGCGCCTCGGGCGGCAGGTATTGCAGCTGCTTTTCCGTGGCGGGCTGGCTCAGCCAGGCGCGCGACTTGAAGGCGCTCTCATCCGTCTCATGCGTGTTCAGCCAATCATCGGCTTGTGCGAGGCAGACGCTGCGCTCGCCGATGCCAAGCAGTTGTGGGCGTTCCCGCCTCACACCGCCGATGGCGTACCAGACCCCATCGAGCCAGAAGACCCCGCCCCAGGCCGTAAAGCCCGTGGCCATGAGCGCATCCTCCGTGCCGAAGAGATCGAGCCATTCGAAGCTCGAGCGTTTCAGCAGGTCGATTTCCGTCATCACGATGTCGGACATGGCGCCGCCCAGACTGCCCTCTGTGCTGGCGGGGCCCTCGTCCATGTTTTCGATCAGCTGCGCGCCGCAGATCGGGCAGTCCTGGCAGGCCAGCGGGATTTCGGACTCACAGTCCGGGCAGATCTTGGTCGGCGCCTCTCCGGCGCCTTTCGCCCCGTCGAGGTCGACATCCTGCTCCAGTGTGCCGTGGGTCAGGCTCGAGGTGCCCAAGTCCAGCACGATGCAGTCGGTTTTAACGACGCCCGGGAACTCAGCCGGATCGACCGTGCGCAGGCCCCGGCCCACCATCTGGATCATCGTGGATTTGTAGGAACTGGGCCGCAGAAGCACGACGCAGGCGGTCGGCGGGTGGTCCCACCCTTCCGTGAGCACGGCCACGTTTGTGATGACGCGGATTTCCCCAGAGGCAAAAGCTGCCAGGATATTGCGCCGCTCTTCGCCAGAAAGATCGCCGTGGATCAGGCCCGTGGGGATGCCGGCGGCATTGAAGCCCTCGGCCACATGGGCCGCGTGCGCGACTGTCGAGCAGAACACGACCGTGGGGCGATCGGCGGCTTTCTCCTGCCAGTGCCGGATGACCTCTTCGGTGATCGGTGCGTGGTCCATGATCTCGGCCACTTCCGACATGTCGAAATCCGACACCGTCTTGCGCACGGCCTTGAGCTTGTCGCGCACGCCGACTTCGATGACGAAGGTCCGCGGCGGCACCAGATGGCCCGAGGCAATCAGCTCGCCCAGGCGCACCTGATCGGCCACGTTGTCGAACACATCCCGCAGACCTTTCTTGTCGCCGCGGTTTGGTGTGGCCGTGACCCCGAAGATCCGGGCGTCCGGGTTGGTATCCCGCACCCGATCGATGATGCGCCGATAGCTGTCCGCCACTGCATGATGCGCCTCATCGATGACGAGCAGGTCCAGCTTGGGCATGGCCGCCAGGTTTGAGGCCCGCGCCAGGGTCGGCACCATGGCGAAGGTCACCTGACCGCCCCAGGATTTGGTCGCCGCATCCACGACAGACGTTGTCGTGGATGGATTGACCCGGCCAAACTTCGCGCGGTTCTGCGCCGTCAACTCGTCGCGATGCGCCAGCACGCAGGCCTTAGCATCAGTTGTGCCGATGCTGTCGCCGGCGACCGCCGACAGCATAATGGTTTTGCCCGCTCCGGTCGGGGCGATGCCGAGCGTGTTGGTGCGGGTCTCGAGCGCAGCAAGGCTGCGCTCGACAAAGAGTTTCTGGCG